ATGGATAACCCTACTCTGGGTGGACAGGAACTTCGGGACAAAATTTTTTCCGGACTCAAAGTCTATGAAGGTAAAGCCTTTATCGAGCGGTTTGGTCTGTTTATGGGCAAGGCGCAGTTGCTTGAGTTTGGGCTGAAAAAAATCTTAGCTTCACTACCGGGCTATAATCTTTCAGAAGAGAAACTAGAGAGGCTGACTTTAGGCCAAACTCGAGTTGAGCTTGAGAAGCTAGGGCTACGCACGGACTATAATGAATGCCTAAAGTCATTTAAGGATAAGCGAAATTCGATGGCGCATGAATTCCTGGCTAATTACGCGATCACTCAGCAACTACTAGACGGACCTGTGCTTATTGGTCCGTTTGAGCGAGAGTTAACTCATGCGAGCTATGAATTGGAACAACTGATCATTGTTTTCGACTTTATCAATAGTAACGGTGACGTTACTGCTTGGCTGGAACCGAAAGCCCTTTGATACTACTGATGCATTCTGCTTCCATTTACCTACTGGACAGGCTTACAGTTCTGTCCAGTACTATGCGTATTACCCAGCTTTAATTTCTCCGTGAGGGACAACAACCCAATCAATATGGTTTTGCGTATAGATCTTTGTCGACTTAGCATCGCTATGTGCCATTCGCCCTTGTGGATCGATACCCTGTTGATCGAAGAGGTGAGCGGCCAACGCTCGGATTTCGTGAAAGGTTGGTCTTTCATCCATCGCCAGTTTGTCACATATACCAAGTTTATCTCGCACCGCGGAAAACGACCGGCTCAGATAATCAGGTGCAACCTGGGTAGGGTGTGAAACTTCTTTACTTCGTTTAACCTGCCGATCAGGTATCCGATGAACCACAAACGGGCTGGCCACATTATCGCGGCTTTCGTCAATAATCCGTTTCAATTCTTCCCCGATCGGGATTGCGACATGCGAGGCCTCTTTTTTCTGTACTTTCTGGCGGTGGATGTACAGCGTGCCATAAATCCCGTTTTCCGGCTGTGCCAGCCATACGCAGCCGCATACACCATCCTTTGGCTCACTAATTGAATATCGGATTCGTGAAACTTCGAGGCGAGCGTGTGTCGTCTGCAATGCTAAATCCATCGCGGTGCGTAACCAGGGGGCGGCGGCCCGCCGGATGGCTTTAAAGTTATCGAGCGAAAGACGCTGGCGTTTCTTCTCCTCAGTTCTTCGCATTTTTTTTCGGGCAGCAGGGTTATCAAACATAAGTGATTCATCGACCGCATATGAGAACAATTTTTTAAGAAAGCTGACCTTTCGGTTTTGTACGTTCGCTGAAGAGTCTGAGTGGAAATGCTTTATGTATGCGTTCACATGCTCCAACTCAATATCGCAAGAAGGTATGCTGTTAAAAAATTCTTTTACCCTAAGTGCGTCGTTGTTCCAGTCATCAAGGGTATTTGGTGACGGTCGCTCATTCTCTATTGCCCGCTGCATGATATGATCTACGTGCGCAGCAAATGGTTTAGCCTCGCCAGTAACGCCGCCTGATTCTCGAATTAACAATTCAACAGATGGCGCATTTAATGGCCTCATCCTTAGATTATATTCTCGAGCTATAGCGATCGCCATAGCCCGGTCTTTACCAAGATTTTTCTTCTTTCCTGTTATTAGTGTGAATTTATAAACGCCACGATCCTTATCAAATAACAAGTATTCTGGAAGATGACGATATTCTCTTTTTCTCGGTCTGGCGGCCATGGTCAACCTTCATTTATTAGCTGAAGAACCGTATGATTAACCATTGAGTCAACTCCCCACTTTTCAGACTCGTAGACGAACACAGTGCCGTCGACGATTTTTCCTGTGAGTAGGCCATTTTCAACCCAACGTTTAATGGTTCTGTTATCTGGAATTGAGTCTTTGGTAAATTCGCGTTTTCCCCATTGACTCGCTTTCATTAGTTTTGCCATGGCTATTTCTCCATAAACCGGCTGCACCCGGTTATCGAACGTTAAAAGAACATGACGAACACCCACCTCGAAGCCCGTCATTACATCTTCTACATAGATGGTGGTCTCGATTATCCTTATCTGTTTCGTAAATTTTTAATTTGTCAATCATTGGCTTGTGTACCTGGAGAATCTGTTTGCGAAGGTTTGCAACTTCATCGGCTAATTCCATAAGACGGCAATGAAGGTCCTTCGCTTCTTCCTTATACCAGGCTAAATCATCCCGCATACGCCTCCATCGCCGGAGCTTTAATTTACTCGGCATCAGTCATCATCCTCATCATCGTCGTCATCGCAGGATGCGAGCAATGGATTCATTCGCCGCCCTACCTGGCAGGCGTACCCACGGCGACCGAGGTTGTGTAGCACGCTGTAGATTTCGAACATTTCGGTTCGCTCATCACCAATATCAAGCTCACAAGCCAGCGTGTGGCATTCAGTAGCGAGCGCCGATATCTTCTCAAGCAGTTCGACCTTATTCACTTTTCACCTCTCTTGGTGTGGCTGAGAAATGCTCAACGCCTTTAGCCCAGATTTCTTTGATAGTCGTCCAGGTGACAGGTACCGTAATTTCAATTCTCCCGCTGCCATCGCAGGTTTCACATTCATCAGCACCAAAGCATTCCGGGCAGTTTACGAACTTGGTTTCTGAAAACTCACCGGATAGCGCCCCCTTAGCGCCGTTCTCAGCAGTTAACCTCATTGGCACCATCACGTAACCATCAGGCACTACCGGCGCTTGCTGATTCATTCCCACCAAAACAGCTTCAACTCGGTCAAATACCGTCTGCATGTCAGAGACATTAGTCATGCCGGTTGGTGTGAATATATGACGCATGGTGGCATCACCGATGTTGTATTTTTCAGGCGCTGGCTGCGCGTGGCGATAGAGCGGCAGTACAGCCACATCACCATCTGTTGCGACAAATTCTGCCCGGCATTTATCGTTTGTGACATGCCATTGCTCACGATAGTGCCATGTCCACGCCACCGGCTCGCTGTCCATTGCGGCCAGCGCTATACGAGCCAGCTCCTCGGCCTCCTCAGCTGGCAGCATTACGTTGCTTCCGGCGCCGTAGGTTTCACGCCATGATTTAATTTTTTCTAGGCGCTCTCTGTTTAACTGGTTAATGGTCATTGGTTGGCTCCCCGAAATAAAATTGCCTGCTGAAAACCGATTAAGAACCACAGCCCATCTGCGCGCTGGCTCATTTCGTACCAGTCCTCTTTGTTGAGGTCTGAAACGAGGTTGTCACCACAAATGCAAATATCGGCACCGCGTGGTTCTGAGTCGTATATGGCACCTGGAGTAAACCAGTCAGGTTTGGTCGAGCTAACGCAAAGCATTCTTGCAACAGCCATCTACTCAGCCTCCCACTTGATGCCCTTCGCGGTCAGCTCAGCCTTAACGTCTTGGCTATAGTTAAAAACTCCATCAGACCATACGTATCTGTCTCCAGACACAACCTGCCGCAAGTCGGGCAGCTTCACGGTGACGGAGCGGGACTCCAGCTCGGCCAGCTGGCGCTCAGCCAATTCCGCGCGAGCATCAAGCGTCACGTTAGCGGCACAGAGTTTTTGCTCTGCTTCTTCCAGCTCGGCGATGCGTTTCTCGGCTGCTCTACGCTTGCAGAACTGGGCTTTACGGCTTGCTTTAAGGTTATGCTTAGCCAGTTCAGCCATGTAGAGTTGGTGCTCTGCGTTAGCCAAGCGCTGGCGAACTTCATCATTCTCCAGTTCATCAATCCGATGCTGCGCCTTCTCCAGCGCCTCTACTAGCTCAGCGCTTTGCGCTTTAACTGCACGCCAGGCCATTTCCGTTGAGGAATAAAAATAACCGCAGTCGCCATAAGCGAGGCTGAGTTGCTGACTGCGGGCCCAATTTTCGAATTTCTCTCTCTGCGCCAGTTCGGTGATATCAGTCATGCTGCATCCTCCAGACCGATTAGCTCGGCAATCTGCGCCAGCGTGTCTTCGCTTTCTCCAACCGGCTTGTCCATCCAGTCAAATGAAATCAACTTGCCGCCCTCGATTACGCCGACATTGAAATCGTCGCTATCCACAGCCCGAAAACCGTGTGATATGGCTCCATTGCGTGTCTCGTAGTGAATAAGGTCAGATGAATATTCGATACCGTGTCCGCCTTCGTTACACCAGGCGCGCCGGATAATTACGATGAATGATTTGCTCATGCGGCACGCTCCTGTTTCTCATCATCAGCCGCCAGCACCCGTATGGGGATCCGGCTCATATGCATGGTGTACCCGGTCTTAAGCTCCAGGTCGGCGTATTCCTCAAGCAGAGTCTGGTTATGCCGAGCACCGTTGACCATGTCGTTACGGCTAGCCATGATGCAGAAAACACAACTCAGGCGCTCATTACCCAGCGCGTAGGCGTAATGCGGTTCTTGCCCAGCCTGTCGAATGGTGGCGAAAACTTCCTCGGCAAGCAGATCATGGACCGGCAGCCATTCGTACCAGGTGTTAACCGAGTTGCTGATCCCCATCTTGCTGAATGCCTGGCGTTTAGCTCGGCCTGGTGATTCCTGTGCGCGAAGCCCGAGGCAGTTAACGATGGTTTTATACCCGTTAGCCTTTGCATACCGGCGAACTTCGCGCTGGATAGGTCCGCGTTTCAGATCACTGGTGCATTGCCTGGTGCTGGCAGATGGCCAGCTCGGTACTTCTGGACGGTTCTCAAAGCGACGCTCGACCATCTCGAAAAAGGTCTTGCTGGCCCGCGCTACAATGAACGTCAGCCCAGCGTCTCCCGCCTGTTTTTCTGCCAGATCTAGTGCTCCCGGCCACTCAATAACACCGAGTGAAGCGTGCACAACGATAAGCTGCGCCGTGGGTACTATCTCCAGGAGTTTAATCAGCATCGCCTGGGAATCCTTCCCGCCAGAATGGTTGGAGACAAACAGCGCGCCAGCAGTGATTAATGAAGTAATGTCGGGGATCATTTGGCCCCCTCGCGGAGCTGCTGGGAAAACTCACGGAGTTTGAACCCAATTACTCTTGTACTTGCCACCGTATCGACACGGTCGAGTTCTACCGCGGCTTCATCAATGGCATCAGCCTTAATCCCAGCCAGGTAGGCGTCGGTGGCTGGGAACGGGTTTTCAGCATTAACATCGCGGGAAACGTACATGTTGATTTCTGAAACATAATCCAGCGGCACACCCGCGAACATGGTTCCTTCGCCTTCAGAGAAATATTCAACGTGGTTGTCGCTGATGTCGGTCAGCAAGCGATTCATCGTAAAATTCTCCGCCGCCAGCTGCTTAAACGCTTTCGCCAGCTTCAGGAACTTCTGCTCTCTGATCGACAGCTCGCCTGCGCTCTCCAGGGAGGCGATGAGCTCGTTTACTGTTGAGATGTTCATGCTGTCCACCATTCAATAAACATGCAGATACCAACGGTTACTACGGCAATCAGCACCCAGCAGATCACATCGAACACGTCGGCGAACCGACGCAGGGTGTATTTGCTGTAATTCTCAGGTTCAAAATTCATTGCGCCTCCCCAAGCACCCAGCGCAGAGCATCAGCGTATTCACCGCTGGCACCCTCAAGGGCTTTTGTAATTTCCTTGCGTGATTTGATACGCGGCTTTGCTTCACCAAGAACCTGGCGCTGTCGCCGGGCTTTTTCATGGCCCGTGGTGCCGGCGGTCGCTGTCTCGATCTGCTTGACCTTCTCCCGTTGCTCTTCGGGTTTAAGCGATGCCAACTGACGCGCCTGGGTAACGGTGATTGTGCCAGCCTCTACCGCTTCCCGGACGGCTTGTGTGGCATCCAACAGGGATAGCGTTGCACGCACGGTCTGAACGCTGCAGCCAAACAACACCGCAATGTCGTCCTCATCGAGCCCGCGGTCGAGCGCGTCTGACATTTTTTTAGCCCGGCCCAGTGGTGTATCAGGACGGCGAATTTCGTTTTCGCTGACCATGTATTTAGCCATCTGATTTGCTGATCCGCGCTTAACGACTCCGGGAACAAGCAGTGGGGCTTTGCCCTCTTTTAAAAGAAGCTTATTTGCCTCCAGGGTATGCTTAACACGCTGACGGCCTACAACTACGCAGGTGAGACCCGTTTCAGAGTCTTTCCAGACGATAATCGGCTCAAGTACGCCCAGCTCCTTGATGTTCAGAACCATCCCTTCGTCGATAGGAAGGTGGACCCGCTCATCGTAGAGAGGGTGGGTCTTATCGGTGACCAGATGAAGCTTTTCCGGTTCGAACGAAAGAGCGTTGGTTTTGCCGCTGGCGCCGTACACGTCGATCGAGTTTTTAGCCATGGTTTTTAACCCCATTCAGGCCTGCCAGCACCGCTGCCTGCGCTGTGTTTTGGTCCATTGCTTCGGTAAGGGCGATGAACGTTACATCCAGCCGTGAAGCGATATTGCGCATTAACTCTGCTTTTTCCAGTGGAAGATCGGGTGCCGCAGCGTAAGCTGCAGCGACCAGTTCTTTAACTTTCATATGTGCCATTAGCGCCGCTCCATCAGCTGGTGGAAGCGGTTCATGAACATCCCGTAGGCCTGGCCTGGGCGAACCGGATTAATAACGAATTGATCCGTCGGAATAATGCCTTCGAGCATGGGCCAGACAGTGCCGTCGTCGATCTCAAAGTCACGACGTTCGCTGGCCAACATCACCAGGTCGGCATATTTAACGGTCGGGTGCTGCTCAGCCGGCAGGCCGAATTTCTGACGTATTGCTGCATCAACCCGAGTCTCTATTGCGCGATAGTCAGGTAAGAGGTGCTTAAGCGGAGCCGGAATATCCTGCAGGTAAGCCTCGGCAGCATCATGGAGAAGTGCCTCAAGGGCGAACTCCTGCGGTACGAGCAGGCTGGATAAAACGCTGTGCTGTCCAACGCTGTAGAACTCTGGCAGGTGGCCGGCAAATCGGCAGATATGCGAGAGGGCGGTTGCAATATCCTCTATCTCGATCGCGTCTTGCCGGATATCGAGATAATTAAAGTGTTTGCCTGAAAGGGTTTGAATAAAGCTCATTATTTTCTCCATACGTTACGCCTGCACAGCGCTGTTATTTGGGTGTAGAAATCCCTCGCCATAAGGCGATAAATAAAAGGATTACGCTTCAATAAATCCCCGCAGCAGCGGAGATTTAAGGCTGAGCAATCAGGCTTAGGCTTTGAAAGTACCGATGAAGGTCTCGACCGGTTTGCCATCGAACTTACCAGTCAGCAGGTCGCGGAACTCATTGGCGATCGCTTCTTCCTGGGCTTCCAACTGGACGATACGCAGGACAAATACCGGGTCATTACTTTTCAGCAGACTATTGCGCAGGCTGAATGCACGTTCGCCGAGACCTTCATACGGCACACATTTGAACTCAAACGCCACCGGCATCACGTCTTTACTGCTGGCTTCGATACTCTGCATCAGCGATTTTTTGCCACTGAAATCACCATCTTCATGATCGGAGGCATTAGTTTGCTGGATGGTGACGCGGCGAACTGCCTGAGCGGCCTGGGAGATTTTCATCGTGTTACCGTCGGCATCGAATGCAGTCAGGTAATCACTCCAGTCTTCCAGCCATTCGGCGATTTGCTTCTGGTTGAGGTGGTCACCGTTGATCGACAGCAGCGCGCGGAATGGGGCTGTTTTCTTCAGCTTGATCGAGGCGACGTTATCAGCGTGGCCAGGATTATCCAGCGTTCCGATGTTGAAGATAGAGCGCGCCAGCATGTTATCGGCATCGATGAAGCAACGGGCTTTTTCGTCTTCCTTGGCATAACTAACGGAATAGCGAACGAAATCGTCAATGCTGGTTGTGTCCATGGCGCCGCGGAACCGGTAACGCTCCAGTGCGAAACGCTCAAGGCTCGCGACGGCCGTACCTTCCGGCAGAATGGTTGTCGGGCAGGCCAGACTGTGAATGTCGTTCAGGTGGTATCCTGAAAGCACCAGGTCTTTAATTTGGTTAATTGCGCTGCTGTCTAATTGCTGGGACATAAAATTTCCTTAAAGATGAATACAGTTAAACTAAAAGCACGTTAATCGCGGCCTACTGAGCCGCTCGCAGCTTTGCATCCGGATCCCCGCTCAGAGTAAACAGGTTGCCCTGGTCTTCCTGCAGGATGGTCAGCTTGCCGCCGCGGTTAACAAACATCGGCGTTTCTGTCGTGTCTTCTTCAGAAACTTTCCCGCGCGGGGTGGGGGTGATGTACTGCAGTTTGTGTTTGATCATGACTCGCTTTTCTTCGATCGAATTGCCCATGCGATCGATGTCGAAAGTCAGTACTACTTTGCCTTTGCTGCCATTGTTCAAAACGCCCAGTGCGGCGGTATTGAGCGCCCCGGCGATCTTGTTGATGAACACGCCAGCATCCAGTTCGCCCAGGAAATCTGGAACATTGGTCATGCGATCATTGCTCATAGCACTACCTCTTTGTTAGGGCGGCTGCCACCGCCGACGGTTTCTCCATACACAACACAGAAGAGCATCTGCGGTTGACGGCCGCCCGGGTGGATTGGGTTATGAGCCCGTCGCCCGGTGATGCTCTTGTGTCTTGTGTAAAAAGGGCGGTACCAGAAACAAAGGGAAACTGGCACCGCCAAAACTTCACACAGCTTTCGTTACAGGTACTACGGGTTACCACGCTGGCTACGTGATGGGGTTGTGACACCAGGTCGCTAATCTGCTTACTTCCCGCCGCTCTGTTTTGGTATTGGCAACCAGTTGCTGTTGCTCAGTCGATTTCCGGGTCTTTGCGTCGACCGGCGCTGCAGTACGCTTGTACACGTCACAACGGAGAGAGCACTGGGTTCCGATTCTTCTACGAGCAGCGCTGACTTACTCGCTTCTTCGTCGGGACGATAACTGTCAGCTTTCGGAGTTACCGCCAATGCTCTCACCTGTTGTGTCCCGGACTCTTCCCGGGCGTCACACCTTTTCGCCGCGCTGGTGGGGCGCACGTCGTGCCTGAAACACTTAGCTTGCACATTCTTCCGGAATTCCTGAGAGCGCATGGATAAAGGTAACTCTCTGGCGGCTAACGCTGCATGTGCCATACAGCGGTTGCGAATATTGCCGTTCACAACTGGAAGCGCACTCCTTCAGTTACAAACCAGTCCCCACGACGGATGAAGATGGAATGCGCTTTCATGTTGTGTGCCTGCTTTTATCCACATCAGGCGAGGTGGATCCTGGTTATTCCCCAACAACAAGGATTCGGGTAATCTGGATATCCCCAACAACGAAAGGAGTTTTTATGCAGTGCAATGACTATGAAGAGCGGCACATGCCTCCTTACAAGAGGCCTGAACCACCGCCAAAACCTGATGATTCAGACTGAGGTGAAACATGTCCCGACATGACTTGATATTTGATATTCATTATTCGCATTACCTCGAAAAGATGTTTGCGACATTGACTGGCCGTATCGACCGGTTGATGACTTTCCTAATTATTTTGTCGGGATGTGGTGTTTTTGTTTCTATCACTGGCTACGTTTGGTTCGGCGCATTTATCGCTGCCTTATCGGTTAGCCAAGTTGTTTATCAATTCTCCCGCTCTTCAGGTATTGCAACTGAACAAGCTCGCTTATATCTGGAACTAATCACCGACGAACCTTCTCTTACGGATGAGGAATTACTCGCGCGTTTTAAACATTTGCAAAACGCCGATTCAAAACCCTGGGGTTGCTTAGAATTACCAGCTCAGAAAAGAGCAACGATTGTTCTTGGCCTAACTGATACAACCAGGGAACTCAGCAAGCAAGAGGTGTTTGCCGCAAGGTTGGCTGGAGATCTACCGAGGAAAAATCCCCATGGTTGAAAGAGCTGGCGGTCATAAACCGGCTAACCCAAGACCTCCACAACCAGTTAAGCCAAAGCCTAAAGCTTGATTGTTGATGGATATCCAGATTGTTAAAGAGCAAAGCGTCCGATGGGCGCTTTTTTCATACCTGCGAATCATCCCGGTCTTCGTATGCCCCGGGCGGCTACTTCGTGGGCGTCCTGCCTGTTCGCTGTCGATGGATTAATGATACAGATAAAACTGTTAATTCGTCAACAGTCAAAACTGTATTTAGTGGCGGTGTTTACTATTAAAACTGTAATTTATTGTTTTTTATGAAACTAAAGACGTAGAAAAACCGGCGCTGGCCGGTTCATGTGAGGAAGGATTTACCTTTTTCGCCTGTAAATTCTATGTTCGACCATTACGCCGATAATTTTCAACGGGCGTTCAGAGCTATTAATGGTGGGGTAGTCGTCATTAAGGGGGACCAGTTCATATTGCTGGCGGCCTGAAATATCAGTAAATGTAGGACGGTATTTTTTAAAAGTAGCTTCATTATCACCATTTTTAGCAACAACAAACTCGCCCGGAACTGGCTCTAACTCTGGATCAACAATGATAATATCGCCTTCTTTAAAGTCAGGCTCCATTGAATCACCTTCTATCCTTAGTGCAAAAGTAAACTCAGAAATATCAATGTCTGTCATGATGTATTCGAAGCTACCATCAAATGCATCAATAGGGTTTTTTTCTGCTAATGCCCCAGCTTGGACGTAACTGATCAAAGGCACTTTCCTTGAATTCACATCGGCAAGAGCCATGAAAGGCCCACCGTTCATCAACCATGTTGGGTCACACTTAAGTGCTTTGCTTATTCCTACAATGTTGCGAGGCTTTTTAGTTTTACCATCCTCAATGCTGGCCCATGATTGTTGCCTTATTCCTGCCTTTTCAGCTGCTTGCTCTTGAGTAAGACCAAGTTCGATTCTTTTTTGCTTTACGCGTTCTGCAAGGCTCATAGCTCCTCCATTCCCATGGCCTCATGGTCACAGTTTAAACTGTGATTGACAAACAGTAGTATCTGTTCAAAAATACAGATAAAACTGTGGAGGTGTTATGGAATCAATTTCTCAAAGATTAAAGAATAAACGTGAAGAGATGAATCTCTCACAGGCGCAATTGGCTGAATTGGTCGGAATGACCCAGCAGTCATTACAAGCGATCGAGGCGGGTTTTACAAAGAGGCCCCGTTACATCATCGAATTGTCTTCAGCCCTGCATTGCGATCCTCATTGGTTGCTCTATGGCGAGGGTGCTAATCAGAACGATAGCGCTTCAGGGGTGTAACAGAAACCACAGAGATAAGGGGTAAGCCGTGGGTGTCAAGTCAGCGCAGGAAACGATGAAGAAGCAACCTTACATCAGTGCAGGTGATTTATCTCCAGAGGAGTTAAGACTCTGGCTGAACCGTGTTGCAGATTCAGCCGGTGTAAAAACCGATGGCATGTTTGAGATCGTAAGCAGTCTGCGCCTGCTGGCGGATGAACTGAAAAAGCCGCTGGAAACCATCCAGGTAAAGATTACTTACCTTTCAAGCCCGGAAATAATTCGTTCGGAAGATCATTCCAACTCAACTCAGGAAGACCTTCGCCTACTTCGTGAGATTCAGCAATCAGTTCACGATTTCCGTCAATCCATTGATTCATTGACTCTTCAGATTTCAGAAACCCGTCGCTGGCCGCTACCTGTTGACTGGCTAAACACGGACCCAGGAGTTTCAGAGCAAGAGAAGCGGGAATATTTTCAAGGGATAAAAACACAACCCCAGAGTGGGCATGAAGCAAATGAATGATCGCTTCCCGGCTGTTCAGGTTGAGTTCTGGATTTTCAATTTTGTACTGGCGGGTGACCGCATAAAGTCTGGTGAGTTGAATCGAACGGGCGGCAATCAGGTTCTGTAGCCAATACCCGACTTCCTCCCGATAGGTATTTGCATAACTCGCCATGAGGGAATTTTTAATTGAAACGTACGCAGATTGCAAAGTCATGTTGAACCTCCTTCGGTTCTTAGTCGTGGAAAACCAAGAATATCCGAAGGAAGGTTCGGCACCAACAGAGGTATTGAACAATGAATGAACCTGAATGGAAAGTGGATAAGCAGCCGGCATGGCTGGTGGCCTCTATAAAAAAAACGATCACTGATTTGGACGGTGGTTACGTGGAAGCAGCGGAGTGGCTGGGCGTTACTGAAAATGCATTGTTTAACCGTTTACGCGCCGATGGTGATCAGATTTTTCCTCTCGGCTGGGCAATGGTTCTGCAGCGTGCTGGTGGATCAAACCACATTGCCAATGCGATAGCACGCCATTCGAACGGGGTATTCGTGCCACTGGCCGATATCGAGGAAGTTGACAATGCCGATATTAACCAGCGCTTGATGGAGTCGATCGAGTGGATAGGAAAACACTCGCAGTATCTACGCAAAGCCACTGCTGACGGTGTTATAGACCAGGCCGAACGTGAGCAGATCGAGGAGAACAGTTACCAGGTCATGGCGAAATGGCAGGAGCATTTAACGTTACTTTTCCGTGTCTTTTGTCAGCCAGAAAAGAGTGACGCCCGCGAGTGTGCAGCTCCGGGCGTCGTGGCAGATAAATCAACGTGTATGGAGAAATAATCCGCATGAGCAATTTAATCGTAAATCTCAGGTTACCGCAACTACGTATGCGTCCGGTGACGGGTGCTGCGCTGTTTCGGTATGAACGCATGGTATGCGGTAAATGGGTTTCATGTAACCACAGCCGGGCAACGGCAATTGTGGGGGTCTTTAACCGGAGGGTAAAAGCGTTATGCGCGAAGTTAACCGAAAGTTCAGAGACCACTATGGCAAGCCCGTCAGAGTCATACGGTGGGAACGTGAGACCAATCGTGTCATTTACCTCAGGGAAGGCTATCCGCACGAGTGTTTTAGCCCACTCGATCAGTTTCAACGAAAATTCAGGGAAGTAGAGGGCAGCCATGAGCAGTAAATTACACGGTCTGGTATGGGAAGCCTGTGCTTTCAAAGGCCTGATCATATCTGAAATAGCGGTCATGGCCCGCCTGGCTGACTTCAGCAACGACGAAGGAATATCGTGGCCTGCTGTGACAACTATTCAGCGACAGATCGGGGCAAAGAGCGAGAACACTGTTCGAAGCGCCATTAAAAAACTTCAGGCGAAAGGGTGGCTGAAGAAGCAGGAGCGTCGCGTAGGCGGCAAGAATAATTCGAACGTCTACAAACTCAACGTCGATATGCTGGAACGTGCAGCAGCTGAAGCAAAACTCTTCTACGCAACCCCGCGTGAACAATCAAAATTTGATGCCTCAGAAATTGAGGGTTCAAAATTTGAGGGGTCAAATTCTGACGCCTCAAATAATGGGTCTGCATCCCCTCAAATATTGCGGGGGGACCCCTCAATGGTTGAAGGCGATCCGTCATTAGATCCGTCATTAGATCCGTCATCTAAAAAACCTTTTTGTCGGGCTCCTGCGGAACCCGACGATAAGCCGGATCCTGAAGTGGTGATCACTGACCATGCGATCGAAGTTCTGACGCATCTGAACCAGGTCAGTGGCTCCCGGTTTCAGAAGTCAAAAAATTCCCTCGAAAACATTCGGGCACGTCTGCGTGAGGGGCATACCGTTCCAGATCTGAAACTCGTTATTGACGTTAAGCATGAGCACTGGCATGGCAACGACGAGCAATACCAGTACATGCGCCCCGAGACGCTTTTTGGTCCTAAAAAATTCGAAGGCTATCTGCAAAGCGCTATCCGCTGGGATGCCAAAGGGCGACCGCCACGGGAATCCTGGGACAGAAGTAAGCCGCGTGATATCAACCAAATTGGTGCAGTGCAAACGATCATACCGAAGGGGTTTCGTGGATGAACATTACTCAAATGGCCTTTGAATTCATTGCTAAAAACCCAGATCAGAAAATGCGCGATATCATTGCCGCCTTTCCTGACTGCAAACCTGTTTCTGTGAAAAGTGCCGTATATCGCCTGTACACAGAAGGGCGCCTGGAAACAAAAGCAACCTCATGCGGTTTTATTTATCGAGTCATCAATGATGCATCCTGCTGCGATGACCTACAGGACGACTTTAAGTCCAGGGGCAACCTTGAACAGGAAAAAGCCGCTAAAAAACTCGAAGAGCGCAGCCTGTATCGCCGGGCCGCTACTGTATGGCACCAGCTCAGTACCTCAAGCTGCAGCCAGAAAACTCTCGAGTATTACATTCGTCAGAAAAATGCCTGCCTCCGGAAAGCACGCATGGGGAAATCACACACTGAGTGTCTGTTAGCCGGGAATTACTGCGGAGGTGATCTGTGCATCGACTGAACACGACCAGCGAAGGGGAAATGCTGGTGGATGAGGCCGAACTCCCAATCACCAGAAGCCAATACTGTGATGCTCTGGATGCATTACGTGCTGCACCTGCCCACTATCTCAAGGAGGTGGGCGACCAGTGGAGAACGCCCGATCTGTTGTTCTGGGGGGTTAACGCTATGTATGGCCCACTGGTGCTGGACCTCTTTGCAGACGAAAGCAACGCAAAATGCCCTGCGTGGTACTCAGCAGAAGATAATGCCCTGACGCAGGACTGGGCGGGGCGACTGATAGAACTCGGCGGCGCGGCATTTGGAAATCCGCCGTATAGCCGTTCTCAGTATCACGAAAAGCAGGCGATCACAGGCATGACCCACATCATGAGTTATGCATCCGCTCAGCGTGAAAAGGGAGGTCGTTATGTCTTTCTGGTGAAGTCAGCGACGAGTGAGACGTGGTGGCCAGAAGATGCGGATCATGTATGTTTTATCCGCGGTCGCATCGGTTTCGATCTGCCTACCTGGTTTAAGCCGGCGGACGATAAGCAGAAGCCGACCAGCGCCTTCTTTGCCGGGGCGATTGTTGTATTCGATAAGTCCTGGCGAGGTGAGCGCTTTAGCTATATCGATCGTGTGGCTCTTGAAGCGAAGGGGCGCGCGAGTATGGCCCTGGCCCAGTACGCCGTGGGTAAACAGGCAACAGCTCCAGTAATGGATCAGCCTCAGACAGAGCAAGCTGAAACTGAAATCCCACTTCTTCAGGACGAAATCCTCGCGAAAAGCGGCATACGATCCTGGGCTTGCGTGGTTGCGGCTTTTGGAGATAAAGCCGAGTACACCTTTGCCGAGTCGAAGTTTGGTCATACCTGGGCGGCTGATTCAGTGGATAAACCGGAGTTTACGCCGGTTAAATCAGAAACGATCGCCACAGCTCAATCCCTGATCATCAAACAAACTGCGAAACAAGTGCTGGTGGGCTGGCTTAACGGTGTTGATCTTGGATCCGCAACTGCACGTGAAGAAACCATAGAACGCATGAATTCGGTGTATGCAGAGTTTATCGACACATGCCCGGTCACTGAGTTCATCGATATTGTTGGCAGCCTGGATAAAGCAAGCTGGTTCAACAGCAGACTGATCCGCAGCCATGTTCGGGAAGCTCTCTCAGTTGCCAAACAGACCTTACCCGAAAGCCGGATATGGCCACTGGAAGTAGGCCTGGTTTTTGAGCAAGTCGAAGGCGTGAATCATCTTAACGAGTCTCAGCAAAACAAGCTGAAGGCACACATCAATCAGCTGTGGCTTGAGCGTACGCCCAGTACCGAAATCATAACTATTGCCAGCGGACTGGTCAGCAGTATGCAGGGGGTTAGCCATGCGTGAAATTATCGTTGATAACTTTGCCGGAGGCGGCGGCGCTTCTACCGGGATTGAGATGGCTCTTGGGCGTAGCGTCGATATTGCCATTAACCATGATGAAAACGCTGTGGCCATGCACCGTACCAATCATCCGGATACCTTGCACTACTGCGAAAGCGTGTTCGATGTTTCTCCTGGCGCAGCAACCAGCGGCAAACCTGTTGGCCTGACCTGGTTCTCCCCAGACTGTCGCCACTTTTCCAAAGCGAAAGGAGCTAAACCAGTTGAAAAAGCGATTCGTGGGCTTGCGTGGATCGTTCTTCGCTGGGCGCTGGATGTTGGTCCGCGGGTAATGATGCTGGAGAACGTCGAAGAGTTTAAAACGTGGGGTCCACTACTGGCGGCGGAAATGCGTCCGGATCCGGACCGCGTTGGTGAAACGTTCGAGGCGTTCGTAGGCATGCTGACATCCGGAGTTCCAGCGGATCACCCTGCGTTGTTGGAATGCTGCGAATTTTTGGAGTTATCGCCGGATAGCGAACAGGCGATGCGTTTGATTACCGGGCTGGGCTATGACGTCGATTATCGCGAATTGCGCGCCTGCGACTACGGCGCGCCAACTATCCGAAAACGTTTCTTCATGGTTATGCGACGGGACGGGCAGTCGATAGTCTGGCCGGCAGCTACTCACGGGGATCCGAAATCGTCGGCGGTGATTTCTGGCAAACTGGCACCATGGCGCACAGCTGCAGAATGCATCGACTGGTCAATTCCAGCGCCAAGCATTTTCGACCGCAAAAAGTCTCTGGCAGAGAATACGCTGAAGCGGATCGCGCGCGGCATCCAACGCTTTGTTATCGAGAGCGCGTCGCCGTTTATCGTGAAGTGCAATCACACTACCACTAAAGGCAAATACGATTGCTTCCGGGGGCAGGCTCTCTCTGAACCGCTGCAGACGATTACGAAAACCCACGGCTACGCAATTGCGGTACCTCATCTGACAAAGTTCCGCACCGGCGCAACCGGACAGCCAGTCACCGAACCGGTACCAACGGTGACGGCTGGCACGTCCAGGCGCCCGGGCGGGAATGGTCATGCGCTGGGGTTTGTTGAGGCGGGCCTTGTCCCTTTCCTCGCTGGCAACGGTGGCAGCGAATACCAGGCGAAACCGCGCCCGCTTGATAAACCTGCTCACACCATCCTGAAAGAGTCACGAGCCTGCGTCGTCGCTCCAGTTATCGCCCGGCAATTCGGTGCCAGCGTCGGCCACCGCGTAGACGAGCCAAGCGCTACGATTACCGCTGGAGGGGGAGGTAAATCTCAGTTTGTGTCAGCATTTCTGGCGAAACACTACGGCGGGAACTACCAGGGCGCCGGTATTGACCTGGGCGAACCCGCTCATTCAGTTACCACTGTCGATCATCACGCGCTGGTTACTGCGCAGATTGTTGGTGTTGGCGGTCGTGCTGGGCAGAGCAGGCCGCGAGACGTTAGCGAGCCACTACAGACCATGACGACAAAGGCTGATGCTGCAATGGTCACGTCCCACCTGATAAAACTCCGCGGTACCTGCCGTGATGGCCAGACAACTGACGAGCCGATGCCGACTATTACTGCCGGCGGGCAGCACGTAGGGGAGGTTAAAACGACTCTGGCGGTCGCGGACTATGACGAAGAGCGCGCGCAGCAGGTGCTGGCGTTCCTGCAGCAATATTGCGGGGAGGATAGCACCGGGCTGGTGGATATCGGCGGAGTGACTTACCGCATCGTTGATATCGGGATGAGAATGCTGCAACCGCATGAGCTTTACCGGGCGCAGGGCTTTCCGGAGTGGTACATCATCGATCGGGATTACCGCGGGGTGAAGTATGCGAAGGATAAGCAGGTTGCGCGCTGCGGAAATGCCGTTCCGCCCCCGTTCGCTGAGGCGCTGGTTAGGGCCAATCTGCCGGAAATGTGCATTAACAAACAGGAGCGAGCCGCGTGATGAAGTTAACTATCAGGCAGCAGGAAGTTCTTAACCTGCTCATTGAGTACCAGCGCGTCCATGGATTCCCTCCAACCACCTATGAACTGACCGGCATGTTGGGGTGCCGGTCCCCCAATGCTGCGGCAAGTCATCTCAAAGCTCTGGAGAAGAAGGGTGCGATCAAAATCACCCGCGGGGTTTCCCGCGGTATAAGCATCGTTAATTTTCCCCCTCAGAGAGAACTTGTCATAAATCTTAATACCCTCGTTAAAGTCAAACTTAGTGATGTCGCCTTTGTGTTTTTGGAGCGTCAGCATGAAGAAAACCGTATTCGCTACCCCTCCATTTTTGGTGAGTTTGAACCACCATCAAAGGATGAAAATGGGTTTACGAAAATGACGCTATGGAGCCTCATGTCCGAACTGGGGCAGCTATGTTATTGCGGCGGGGAAGTTCCTTTCGAACTTAAAATTCCCCTGGAGGATGAATGAAATTTATTCTTCCTTTCCCGCCCAGCGTGAACTCCTACTGGCGGTCCCCAAATAAGGGGACTGCAAAAGGTAAATTGCTGGTCAGCGAAGCCGGCCGCAAATTCAAACATGCTGTAAGAGCAGCGATTATCGAACAGCTGAAAGCAGTCCCAAAACCCTCCGCTTCACCAGCGGAGGTAGTCATTGTCCTGCATCCGCCTGATTACCGCCGCCGCGATCTGGACAACTACAACAAGGCGCTTTTCGACGCACTTACATACGCCGGTATCTGGGAGGATGACAGCCAGGTCAAGAGAATGACGATCGAGTGGGGTGAGAATGCAAAGGGAGGGAGAGTTGAGATCACCATAACGGCATTCAATAAAGTGCTGGATGTTTGTTCAGTGGTAGGTTGAAGACTATGCAATCAGGCATTAATCTCAAGGTGTGTAAACGAACCGGGCGTGCAGGCCCGATCGTCACGTTAAAGTGTATGGAGATAAATATGGCTAACCACGTTATGGGCTATGGTGCGCCCAAAAACCACTCTCATTTGGCGATAGAAGGTATTTTCGTTCGCCGGGATTCAGCAGGTCGATTTTGTTTAAATGACTTTCAGCGCGCAGCTGGTGGAGAAGAACGTCATAATCCTAACCGCTGGCTTCGGTCCGAGATGGCAGCTCAGTTGATTGCTGAGCTAACGCCAGATATGGCGTTTGCTCCTGTCGATGTTGTGAGAGGAGGGATCAACCCTGGGACATACGCCTGCAAGGAATTGGTGTATGCCTATGCAATGTGGATTAGCGCCGCCTTCAATCTGAAAGTCATCAGAACGTTTGATGCGGTGCAAAATACTATGACAGCGCTGACCTCCGATCGTATTCAGGCTGGTGTCATTTTGCTGGAGTCAGCATCCCGAACATTAAACCTCTCAAATTCTTCCAAACTTGGTGCTTACCAGAAATTGCAACAGGCGGCCGGGCTTCCAGATTTAATGCCTGCTTATGCGATTGATGCTCCAGCCGGCGTCATGGATGGATCCAGTCGGCCCACACTCTCGCTTAGTGCTCTGCTTAAAACCCATGGGATACGGCTAACTGCAAACCAGGCATATCACTTAATGGCTCGTGCCGGGATCGTGGATAAGAAGGAACGGCAAAGCCGGAGCGGATTAAACGGAGTAAAAAAATTCTGGTCTGTAACAGCCAAAGGCTGCCTTTACGGGAAAAATATCACCAGCCCTGCGAATCCCCGGGAGACTCAGCCACATTTTTTTGAATCAAAATTTCCCGAGCTTCTGAGACTGCTCGGCATTGTCACGCAGTAGGGGATGATCTTGCGCGGATTACTAACACCAGAGATTGTGCCCCGCCTCGGCGTAGTACTCTTTAAACCGGGAAAGGAGCTGATGAGCCTTTTTGCTCAGGGGCGCGTTCTAATAACTCCACAGCCCGAGTACATGGCCGGTTTTCCTACGGGGAAAGTGCCAGACGCTCGCCAGCCGTTATCCGTAGATCGCAGCCTTGTTCCTTTCTTTACCGATCCACGTGTCATCACAGCTGCGGGAGGTATTGAGGGGCTGGAGCGATGGCTTAGCCTGGCTGTCAGACAATGCCAGAATCATGATGAGGGATATCACCACATCGAAACAGTCATCTTAAGGCAAGATCCAGGCTCCGTTTTATTATGCTGGCATTGCGACAATAAGTTTCGAGATGAGCCGGATCCGGCGATCAAGGAAATAGCAAGTCGTAATGTTATCGACTGGGTCATCGATATGGTCCTGCTTTCGCTTGGTTGCACGCGGGAAAGGACATTATCCCTGGCAGAGTTGTGCTGGTGGGCTGTTCAGTCTGGGATTTCTGATGCGATAACGGAGGTTATGGCTGAAAAGGCCTTGCGGATAGCTCCAGAGCCGCACCGTTCGGTATACAGGGACAGCGACATCATCCCGGCAATACCCGCGGCCGACATACTTAAAAGACGTCTGGATAAGAGGGAAAGCCATGCCATAACAGGGGATCTGGAGACGGGTGATCAGGATGCTGGGAAACCTATTCTCCAGTTGGGCGTGGATCCGGATTGCCCTGAAGCATTTATGTTGCGACCGAAGCGCCGGCGCTGGATTTGCCCTCAATACACCCAGTGGGTAAAAACACAGGAATGTGCCTGCTGTAGGCAACCAGCTGACGATCCACACCATATAATAGGGCATGGTATGGGAGGAACAGCAACCAAAGCCCATGATCTATTCGTGATACCGCTGTGCAGAGCGCATCACGATGAACTACATGCCGACCTCATCGTATTTGAAGAGAAGTATGGTTCTCAGCTGGGGCTGCTAATCCGTTTTCTTGATCGTGCGCTGGGCATTGGCGTCATTTTTAAAGAATAAGTGTATGGAGAATATGAATGCGCGATATGCAAAAAGTTTTAGATTTATGGGGCGGTTGGGCAGCAGCAGACAGTTCCGGTATAGATTATTCTCACATTGCGGCTGGTTTTAAGGGGTTGCTTCCGCAGACTGGAAAAACACGTTTGCGCTGCACCGATGATGATGCTCTAATCATAGAAGGCTGCTTGGCGAGACTTCGCGAGAAGAAGCCCTACGAGCATAGTTTGATCGTGGCTCATTACCTGTACGGTATCTCGAAACGTAAAATAGCTAAGGCGCAAAAGAAAGATGAAAAGTTGATCCGGATCGAGATGCAGATGGCTGAAGGATTTATTGATGGATGCCTTAGCATGTTAGATGTATCTTTAACAATGGATGCAATTGTAAAGATTTTACGATAACATTATCAACATAATTCTACTAAAGATAGATGTTGAGTTTTATAGATAATCTTGATTACCTTTATATTACTCTAGTATGAAGGTAATTAAAAATTTATTAACAGGAACCGTTAGTGAACTGAAATAAGGGGGTTTTTATGTTAACTCGGCAGGTAAAAAATAATAATATTACATTTGCTTTTTCCCTTTTAAGTACTGTTATTACATTTAACAGCAAGCAAGGTTTGTTTGATATTAATAAAACTATGGAAATAGTTTTGACTGACCTATTGAACGAAGTTTATGATTTATCATTAATCAACCTCAATATTATTAAGCATAACCACCCGGCTATAGACTTAGGCGATAAATCGCAAGGGATAGCGGTTCAAGTCACTTCAGATGGATCAAAAGCTAAATTTTCAAAAACTGTAGATAAATTCTTTGAATGGGGCCTTGATCAAACATACCATGCAATTTGGATGATGGTTATATCTAATGACCCTTTGGAGGAACATTCAAGGAAAGGTGTTACCACACACACAATAAATTTATCCTATGTTGCAAACTCAATATGCAATAAGAATGCGGAGGAGTTTGATAGGCTTTATGAGTTTTGTGAAAACAACTTTGGAGCATATTTTCCGAAAGAAAATAATAGTATATTGAAGCCGATGCAGGCGGCAAGTGTGAATCCAGGTTCATCCATATCTAATTTTTTAATGGAAAATTCAATTGATTTAAATGATTCCGATTCAACTGTGTCTGAGCAAGATATTAGGAGTGATTTAATCCTTTTGAAGGATGAACTGTCACGACTTAATGAGGGTCAACGATGGTTTATTTTTCGAGTCATGGAGTATACAATTGAGTATAATAAGGATAAGTTTATTGAGGAATGTATTGCCCCCGTATCTCTTTTTATGAATGGAATGAATTATAAACAACAATCATCAATAAAAGAAACTGCTGACTCTCTGTCGTTCATGCGGTTAGCTAATTATGATGAGTATAACAATAAACTTCAGAGCGCAGTTTATGTTATATTTTTCGAAAAAGGAAAGTATGAGTATTTTGATTATTTTTCGGCAATAGCTGTGTTTCTTAGAAACACGCAGCGAGGAAATTTATTGGAAGATATTATTGTTGGGTGTAATTTCTCGCACATTGATTAAATATTTCTAATTTTAATATATATAGTATAGGGTACAATTTGATTCTCCGCTCGCATTGGATGGGTTGAGAGTGAGAAAATAATTACTAACCAGGAGGTGTCAATATCTTTAACTTGAGGATGTGTAAAGAGACCCGTTTTAGTTCCACGCACTTTCGAGAGTACCGGCTTTTCGGCCATCAGCCGGTACTCTTCCGGCGTCAGGTTATTCAGGGATTCATGGGGGCGCTCGCTGTTATATTCAGCCAGCCAGCGCTCTGTAATTTCACGTGCTTCTTTCAGTGTTCTGAACATATAAAAATCCAGTATTTCTGTCCGGTACGTCCGGTTGAATCGTTCGATAAAGGCATTCTGTGTTGACTTGCCGGGCCTGATAAATTCCAGCATCACACCATGCTCTTCTGCCCATTGTGCCAGCGTCAGCGAGACCAGCTCCGGACCGTTATCCATCCGCATCTTCAGCGGATATCCGCGGTTTGCCACGATCCTATCCAGCACTCTGACAACCCGCTGCGCCGGGATATTCAGGTCAATTTCGATCGCCAGCGCTTCCCGGTTATAATCATCCACCACGTTGAAGGTCCTGAAACGTCTGCCATACACCAGCGCATCGTGCATAAAATCGATGGACCAGCTCTGGTTCATCGCCTCTGGTGTTGCCAGCGGAGCCGGATTGCGCACCGGCAGGCGCTGTTTTGCCTTACGGCGAAAATTCAGTTTCAGCAGGCAGTAAATCCGGTGAACGCGCTATGGTTCCAGGCGTTGCCCTGCCTATGAAGGACCTGAAAAAGCTTTTTAAATCCGTATCGCGGATAGCGTTCAGCCGCCACGGTCAGCGCCATAATTACCGGCTCATCCCGTCGCGTATCCGGCTGATAACGAAATACCGTCCTGCCCAGCGACAATGTCCTGCATGCCTGACGTAAGCTCATGGCAAACTGTGCGGTCAGATAGCTGACCAGCTCACGCTTTATCGCTGGTTTTAACGCTGTTTTTCAATAACGTCTTTCAGGGCGCGGCATTCGAGGCTCAGGTCCGCAAACATCTGTTTCAGCCGGCGGTTTTCATCCTCAAGGTCCTTCATCTTTTTGATATCAGAGGCTTCCATACCGCCGAACTTCCCTTTCCAGTTGTAAGAGCTGGCTTCGGAAATACCGGCTTCGCGGCAGACATCCTTAACGGTACGTCCGGCTTCGACAGACTTCAGAACAGCGATGATCTGGTGTTCGGTGAATCGGGCTTTGAGCTGGCGATCTCCTCCAAGGATATATTCAGTATGCCGGAAGATCTCTAAATGTGAATGGTTCAGTTAAGCGGGATACTTACATGACCAACTTCAAACCACGATTTTGGGTTTCAGCAGTATGAACATAAGGAAATGAAACAGGAGATGTATCAAGCATTTGTTCAAAGGCGAACTTAGCAACTGAAGGTCCATCTTTTTTGCAGCCATTGCCAGTAAAAAAGCCTACTCGTACCCTTCTAGTTTTCTTTTGTTCTTCTGTAGTCATTGCTCATCCAACCAAACCAAGATGTATTATCTTAAAATTACTATTATTTAGTAAATAAATCACTAACGCGGTCCGCATTTTGTTGTGTAACGTGTTAAGAGTAGTCACTTCGACACACATCTTAAACATCAAAAACTCGCTCCGGCGGGTTTTTCATATATGTCGTACTTATTTCCTGCTGTGCTCAGTCACCAGAGTCATCTGTATGTCATGCCATCTTAAAAAAGTAAAAGACATGCTAAATCAGCAAGATATGACAGAGACAGCCAAAGCGGTTTTGAACGTCTTAAGCGACAAGCCTGCAACGGCTGGAGAGATTGCACAGAATACGCACCTGACGCGCGAACGTTGCCAGTTAATACTGACGCAGCTTGTGATGGCGGGGTTATATGATTACCAGTTTGGGTGTTACAAGCGCCTCCAGTAATGGAGGTTTCCTGCTGTGAAAATGGGCGGCTGGTGGATGTTGTAGCACCCAGCCAGCCATTCGCTCATGTAGAACGTCACAAGAGAACCATGGCCCACTGCTTTAGCGCAAAAGCATAGTGAGCCTGCTTTTTTAAAAGTCACTTTTGCGTAGCGTTTTTGATTTTTTTTCAAAAAAACAGGCCCGTTATTCTGGGAAATTGGGCAAATGAGCGTGAGATGATCCCCCTGGCGTCTAGCTAAAACTCAGGAGGTTTCATGAGCAGTAACGGTTTCGATGAAGGCCTAGCGATTGTTCTATTGGTTATTGTTTCTATCTATCTGTTTTGTAGTGTTTTTTAAATAAATCGGTTGCATGTAAATAAGCCCCTCATTATAGGGGCTTTTTCATATCTGCGCCACGCTCGGCGCTATTTAACCACAGAGCCTTTCAGGGGTGAGCTATAGGGAATAGTCAGTGTGACTGTCTCTGTGGGCTGATCATTCCTGAGCGCTGGCTCACCCGCTAAAAGGAAAGTCACTATGTTTGGATTCGGTAAAAAAGCACGTAAGGCAGTAGCAGAAGTTAAGAAGATGGAGAACCGCGATGCGGTAGAGGCAACTGTCTGGGGCGCATACTCAATTGCGTATGCGGATGGTACCTGTGATGCAAAAGAGATTGCGGTACTGGAGAAAACTATCTCCGCGCTGCCGGCATTTGCCCCTTCGCTGGTGAAATTGCCCAGATGAGTTCGAACATTCGTGCTCGTTATGAAGCATCTCCCCGTTCTGCTAATGCCCAGGCTCTCCGTGAGCTGGCTGACGTAGCCGGCACCTCTGACGCGGTAGATGTGCTCTGCCTCTGTCTGGATGTCGCAGATCAGGATGGTATTGGCGAAGATGAAGAAGCAGCACTGAAAAAAATCGCCCAAGCGCTTCAGCTTCCTCTGGACCAGTATCTGTGATCGGCAAACTGCGCTGGGCCGCCGCTGGGATGCTTTTGCTCCTGGTAGTTGCTATCGACTTCACCAGTAAATTAATGTCCATCCTGGCAGATGGCGTGCTGGTGGCCGGGGTTGTTGCGTTAGTATGGCCGCTAATCAAATCCAGCGATTAACACTGTGCAAAAGGCATCCGTGAGGGTGCCTTTGACAGAGTGTCAAACTCACAAAAAAATTTCGCTGAAACAGTAAATCCCCTCCTTAGCGGAAAGTTTCTGTTTTGCGCCCTGAGATAATCACTGGGCCCGGAAAAGTAACTTTTATACACAGAGGAGATTATTTATGAGCAGTAATAATTTTGATGCGGATTTAGCAGCCATTTTGTTGGCATTGGTGTGTATCTATATGTTGAGTAAGGTTTTTTAGTAAGGTGATTGTATGTACACAAGCCCCAAATCCGGGGCTTTTTCACATGAATCCCGCGCTATTGATCATGAAGTTAATGTTTTGTTAATTTATGAGTGTGGTGAATCCCCCTAGCGGAGGGGCGTAAACAGTTAGAAGTGAATCCTCAGCGCGAGTCACGGTGACTGACCAACGACTCACCGGGAGGCACCCGGCACCACACTGCCACTAAATATATTTAAGATTCATGGCGGGTTTACTGTTAACAGTTGCCCTTCTATGTTTATAGAACGTAACGGCAAAAGTGAATGCTTCCTGGTAAATCGGTAGCTCGGACTATTAGGAGTGCCTTCGTTTCGTTACTACCTAGAATACCTACTTTCTGCCCGCCTTCAGGCGGGCTTTTTTACGCCATCAATAGGGCGCTTCAGAGAGAAAAGGTAAATATCAGTTGAAGGCTGCGCTTTGCGTGGCCTTTCTTATTTCAGGCTCACGGGAATCATCATCGATACAGCGCGTTGTTAAATCATCCCGATGGGCCTGACCCCTTTATTCACACAGCACCCCGTTAACCCGGAGGTGAACCTATGGCAAAGCATATGCAAGACAAAGAGAGCATGGCCGGAATCACCTGGCTGGCTCTGCTGATCATTGCTGGTTGGGGCGGCCTTGTCCGATTCCTGATGGATGTGAAGCAGGGCAAAGCAAAATGGAGCTGGATAAATGCTTTTGCGCAGATTGTGGTTTCGGCTTTTACCGGGGTCATTGGTGGGCTCATCAGCATTGAAGGTGGACTGAGTATTTACATGATACTGGCCACTGCCGGTATCAGTGGTGCTATGGGTTCCGTAGCGCTCACGTATTTCTGGGAACGAATCACCGGAGTGAAAGCACAATGACAGCAGACCAGATTATCGAGGGGATCCTCGGCAAAGAGGGTGGTTATGTCGATCACCCATCTGATAAAGGCGGACCAACCCGCTGGGGCATCACGCAGACCACAGCTCGAGCACATGGTTACACCGGTGATATGAGAAACCTGCCCAGGGAAACAGCAAAGCAAATTCTGGTCAGCGATTACTGGACCGGACCCCGGTTTGACCAGGTGGCAGCTCTATCTACGTTACTGGCGGATGAGCTTTGCGACACTGGCGTGAATATGGGGCCCTGCGTCGCCAGTAAGTTTTTCCAGCGCTGGCTCACTGCACTGAATATGCGCGGCAAGCTGTATCCCGATCTGATTCCGGATGGTGCCATTGGTCCCCGAACCATCACCGCGCTTAAGGGATACCTTTCCGCCCGCGGGAAAGAGGGTGAACAGGTTCTGTTGCGTGCGCTGAACTGCAGCCAGGGTGCCAGATACCTCGAACTGGCGGAGGGCCGCGAAGCCAACGAGGATTTTCTCTACGGCTGGGTTAAGGAGCGTGTCCTGTGAAGATGATCATTTTCGCTTTGCTTGTGCTGGTGGCTGTGCTCGTTCTGTTACTTCTGCGCAAATATACCCGGCTGGAGTTCGTAGGGCATGCCAGCTTGCTGCTGAAAACGTGGTCTGTAAAGCTGGGAGCTATCGGCGCGCTGGTGGGTGTATGGGCGCAGTCGTTCCCGGATGCTGCGCTGCACGCCTGGGCGGTGCTGCCGCCGGATATCAAAAACATCCTGCCGCCAAACATCGTTGCGTTGATTAGCCCTGCGCTGGTGGTGCTGGCCGTACTATCGCAATACGTACGCCAGCCAGCATTGAAAGAAAAGGCCGACGAACTGAAGGAGCAGCAATGAGCTTTGAAATTATCGCGGGACTGGTGGTCGTCATCCTGGGTGCTATTGCTGGCGCGTTCGGCATTGGTCATGCTCGCGGGGCCAGTAAGGCGAAAGCCAAAGCTGATCAGCAACGTACCGAAGAGAACGCCGCTGCTACTGTCGCCGCGGCAGAACGCCGTGCTGAAGTCACGAAAGGGGCAAGCGATGTACAGGAAGACGTTAAGCGTATGGGCGATGACGATGTTGATCGCGAGCTGCGCGAAAAGTTTACCCGCCCCGGTAGTCGTTGATACGGCCTGCATCTGGGTGAGGGTCATCTACCTGACCGACCACGATATCGACGTGCTGGATAAGCAGACCAAGCGTGACATCCTGGCGCACAACAAAGCAGTACAGGCCAATTGTCCGCAACATACAGTGAAAGGCGCAAGATAAGTAAACATAAAGCCCGGCATATTTAATGCTTAATATTCAATCGCTCACCTCAATAAAAGTTTTGAAAACGTGGCATTCAAACAGTCAGCAATGAAATGTTTGTATCTAATCCAGTGGTGGTCATGCACTATAGGCTCTCAAACCACTCTTAACTAAGTAGCCACTCATGACAGTAAACTCACTACCACGACTTCCATGCGGTTATCGTTACGGCAATGAGCGCTCGACCTGGCCTCCGGCTGATGGGGAATTTTTTCCCCCACAAGGGTGTGTTATAAAATCTGTTCATTTTGGGGATGGAATGGTTATTTATGTTCCCATCCAGCGCTACATTAAAAATTTAGACCTATGGGTCAATGCTGAAGGAACCGTCGAATAAATTGTTAGTTACCGGCCTCATCCGGGAGCGCTGGGAATAGCCATCAAAAACCAGCACAGATACCTGTTGCTCTGGTTGAATGTTCCGGCAAGTTGAAAATGATTGGTTCAATGAGCTCTTTCGATATTTAAATGGTATCGATAACTTAAATGAAGCTATCATCACGTTATCACTGCCAGCCAACACCGAAACCGCAGTGGTCAGTTAAAGAGCAGAAAAGCCTCTCCCGGATGGCTCCTGTGAGATTTTAGTTTTCTAACTGGTACCAACCAAAGGTCGCATTTTATATGCGGCCTTTTTTATTGTGCGTAACAGGCAACCGTAAGGCAACCGTTCAGCTTGTACCCGCAGCAAAGATAAATGCAAAAGCATTACAGGAGCCATTCTGCCGAGTGGCTTCGATAATGCTCCCACATCGCACAGAGGTAACACATGGCAGAGATCACTTCAGCTCAACAGATTCGAATGAACTTGCTTGCAATGCTGGGCTATGACACAGCCGCAGCGAAAGAAGCCATTCAATTCGTACAGGACGACGATCTCAAGTATCAAATGTTCGTCCAGCAATACAACCGCGTCACAACTGAGAACACCTACGTGGCAAAGGCCATGAAGGCAATTCAGGAGTCTACTGAAGCATTGACGCTGTTTGATAGCGGCGCAGAGCAGGCGAGCTAAGGCATTACAGCAGGCACTCGCTGAGCGCCTGTGATAATGCTCAAGGAGCGATTACGTGAACAAAGAGCCCCGTATCTACGGCAGCAAGTGGGACCGAGAGCGTCTTATCTTCCTACGTGCGCACCCCTTGTGCGTCATGTGCCAGGAGCAAGGCAGGGTGACAGCGGCAACGGTGGTTGACCACATCATCCCGCACAAACTGAAAGAGGCTCTGCGCTCTGGTGACAGCCAGGAAATAGCGAAGGCGCAAAAGCTTTTCTGGAGCCGGAAGAACTGGCAAGGGCTGTGCAAGCAGCACCACGACTCAACGAAGCAGCGAATGGAGAAGCGTGGCACCCTGATTGGCTGCGATGAAAACGGGATGCCACTGGACCCGACCTCTCATTGGTTTAAGTGATAACCATTATCAATACAATTCAAATGTGATTGTCATTTGAAATCATTAGCATTCAAATGATATCGATTCTCATCTTAGGGGGGAGGGGCGGGTCAAAAGTTCAGAACCTCGAACCTAAATGACCGCCGCCAGTCCTTTTTGTGCACAACCGCGAAATGAAAAGTTTTTTCCGGGAGGTTCCGATGGCAGGACGACGCCCGAAACCGACCCACCTCAAAGTGGTTACCGGCAACCCGGGCAAACGAAAACTCAACGATAAAGAACCCACGCCAGCTAAAGAAATTCCAGGCCCCCCATCTCATCTTACCGACTGGGGTAAGGTGGCATGGGGTCGGCTGACTGTGCTTCTCGATGGTATGGGTGTTCTCACCGTTGCAGATACTTTGGCGCTTGAAAGGCTTTGCGATATTTATGCCGATATCCTGCAACTGCGCGACACCATCGCTGTAGAGGGCAGAACTTATACCGTCCAGACCGAGGGTGGTTTTCTGATAAAGGCCAACCCGGCAGTTTCAATGCTGGCTGATGCCGACCGTCGTTTTAAAAGTTACCTGGTTGAATTCGGTCTGACACCAGCGGCAAGGACGAAGGTGAAAGTGAATGGCGAAACCCCCGAAGAAGACACGCTCGACAAGTTCTTCGGTTGATCCGGCAACGCAGTATGCAAAGGATGTAACCTCTGGAAAAGAACTGGCCGGTCCTGACATTCGAAATGCCTGCCAGAGACATCTCAGGGATCTTGAATCTTGCCATGCACGAGGGCTCCATTGGGATGTTGAGGCAGCACAGCGCTCCATTGATTATTTTGCGAAAGTCCTCAAGCTCAACGGGGGCGATTTTGAAGGTGCGCCTTTTGTTCTGCTTCCATGGCAGTGTTTCATCGTCGGTTCGATTTTTGGCTGGAAAAATGCCAGAGGTTTTCGCCGGTTCCGAATGGTTTACGTGGAATCAGGAAAAGGATCTGGCAAATCCCCCCTTTCTGCCGGGATAGGTCTTTACTGTCTCACTGCGGATAAAGAACCTCGTGCTGAAGTTTATGCTGCTGCTACGAAAAAAGACCAGGCAATGGTCCTATTTCGTGATGCGGTGGCGATGGTCGATCAGTCTCCGGCTCTTTCCGCACGCATACAGAAATCTGGCGGCGCCGGAAAAGAGTGGAACCTGGCTTTTCTTCAGGCTGGTTCATTCTTTCGCCCAATTAGTTCAGATGACGGACAGTCGGGTCCACGACCACATTGCGCTCTTATTGATGAAGTTCACGAGCATAAAAGCAATCAGGTTGTTGAAATGATGCGCGCCGGAACTAAAGGTCGCCGGCAGGCACTCATTTTTATGATCACCAACAGTGGACACGATAAAACCAGCGTCTGCTATGACTATCACGAATACGGTAGAAAGGTATCTGCCGGTTCGATAGCAGATGACAGTTTTTTCGCCTTTATTTGTTCACTGGATGAAGGTGACGATCCTTTCAAGGATGAGTCCTGCTGGAAAAAGGCTAACCCCTCGCTGGGTCACACCTTTGAAGAAAGCTATCTTCGTGAGCAGGTGACTCAGGCCCGGGGGATGCCTTCGAAAGAGAGTATTGTCAGGCGTCTCAACTTCTGTCAGTGGGTTGACGCGGCGAACCCGTGGATGAGCAGCGATGTCTGGATGGGATGTGAGGAAAACTTTGATCCAGATGAGCTGGAGGGTGAGGAATGCTACGGTGGCCTTGACTTGTCCGGATCCCGTGACTTGACTGCCCTGGCGCTGTTTTTTCCAAAACAACGCAAGTTGCTGGTGGAGTTCTGGACACCCAAAGATACCTTGCTCGAACGGGCTAAAACGGACCGGGTGCCTTATGACGCCTGGGAGCGCGATGGTCACATCCACACTACGCCAGGCAAAGCGGTGAAATACGGCTTTGTTGCCCAGCGTATTGCCGATCTGACGGAGAAGTTTGATATCAAGGCCATCGCCTTCGACCAGTATCGCATTAAATATCTTGAGCCGGAGCTTGAGGAAGCATCTGTTTCTGTTCCCTTAATCCCTCATGGGCAAGGGTATTACAAAGCGAAAGATTCCGGGCTGTGGATGCCTCACTCCATCGAATTGTTTGAAGAGTTGCTTGATGACAGCGTCATTATCATCAGGACGAACCCTTGTCTTCGCTGGAATGCGGCTTCAGCAGTGACGGAGGCTGATCAGAAAGAAAACCGAATTTTTGCCAAGAAAAAAAGTACCGGACGTATCGACGGCATTGTAGCGGGCGCTATGGCAATCGGTGCCTCCGAAGGCTATGAGGATGATTCTGGCGATATCGACGACTTTTTCAGTAATCCCATCATTGTGTGAGTCACCATGAATAAAGAGAAGAAGCCAGGCCGGATAAAAAGCGCCGTTCGCCGGTGGCTCGGCGTACCCATCTCCCTTACCGACGGTGAATTCTGGGCTGCTTATGCTGGTGGGCAGTCCGCAGCAGGGAAATCCGTTACGGTTGATAAAGCCCTGCAGTTATCGGCAGTGTGGTCATGTGTAAGGCTGTTATCCGAAACCATCGCGACGTTGCCTGTTGGTTTTTACGAAAAAACGGCTGACGGTCGCCAGAATGCAAATGATCACCCGCTTTATGAGCTCCTCCATAATCAACCCAATGCTGATATGACTGCAGTGGAGTTCTGGGAAATGATCATGGCCAGCCTGCTTTTGTGGGGGAATGCTTATGCAGAAATCGATCGAACCGGAAAGCGTATTACCTCGCTGGTGCCTCTCAGGCCAGAAAGGATGAAGGTTGATTTAAGCAAGAGCGGAGATCCAATTTATACCTACCGTGACTGGCCTTCAGGTACATCCCGAAACATTGATGAACGGGACATCATGCACATCCGTGCGTTCAGCACCAATGGTGTCATGGGCCTGTCACCTGTCAGTTATGCCCGACAGACACTTGGTCTGGCAATGGCAACAGATGAAGCCAGCGCCAAAGTTTTTAAAAACGGTATGCGGCCCAGCGGCGTTCTCTCAATGGATCAGATCCTGAAAAAAGAGCAGCGCAATGAAGTACGTGAAAGCATGGTTGAACAATTTTCTGGATCCATGAATACCGGGAAAATGATGGTTCTTGAAGCGGGAATGAAGTTTCAGCCTGTTGACCTCAACCCGGAAGACGCGCAGATGCTGCAGTCCAGAGCCTTCAATATCGAAGAGATTTGTCGGTGGTTCAGAGTATGGCCGGGGTTGATTGGACATACCGCTCAGGGGCAGACGATGTGGGGAAGTGGCGTCGAACAGATGCTGATTGGCTTTTTAACATTTTCACTTCGTCCATGGCTGACCCGTATTGAGCAGGCGATTCGTAAAAGTCTCCTGGCTCCGGGAGAAAGAAATAAGTACTTCGCGGAGTTTTCCATCGAAGGTCTCTTACGTGCCGACAGCGCCGCCCGTGCCGCTTTTTACTCAACGATGACCCAGAACGGTCTGATGACCCGCAATGAAGCACGGCAAAAAGAAAACCTTCAGCCAAAACCTGGTGCTGACCAACTAACTGTTCAATCCAACCTGCTGCCGATAGATCAGCTTGGCAAGTCCGGCGACAGTGAATCAGCCAAAAACGCACTGCGGGAATGGCTTGGCATTAAATCAGAGGAGACGCCGGAATGTACCGGAAAAACGCAGCCATGAAAGTAAAGGCATTCGACTTCGATATTAAGGCTGTCAACGATGACGGCCTTTTTTCTGGATACGGTTCTGTTTTCGATGTGGTGGATAGCTACAACGAAGTCGTGGCGCCGGGCGCATTCCTTGAAAGCATTGAGGAAACACGGGCGAAGGGGAGAACGTTCCCTGTTCTCTGGCAGCATCGCACCGGCGAACCCATCGGGAACTGGGATATCTCGACCCTGAAAGAAGATAAACATGGGCTTTTTGGTGAAGGGGCTTTGTGGCTTGACGACGCTGCCTACGCTAAAACTGCCTGGCGGGGTATGAAAACCCGTGCCATTACAGGCCTTTCCATTGGCTATTACGTACGGGAGTCGAATTATGATGAGAAAACCCGGATCCGCACATTAACGAAGCTCGATCTGGTTGAAATCTCCATCGTTACCGTACCGGCCAACGACGATGCCCGCATCGACGTCATTAAGTCGAAATTATCACACGGTGATCTTCCTTCCTTACCCGAATTTGAGAAGTTCCTGCGAGAGGCAGGTTTCTCGAAAAGTCAGTCCGCTGCGGTCGCCTCCCGCGGACTGTCCTATCTGCTTGACCGGAGTGAGTCCGGGGGCGAAGACGGCGAAACCAAAGCGGCTATTGCGGCGATGCGCCAGCAACTGAGCCAGTTTTCTCTCCCAAAAATTCTCTAAGGGATTTATATGTACCAGAAAAAATCGGCTGATGATCAGCCACAAAGTATTGGCGAAATCTCTAATCAGCTCACCATGGTGATTGATCAGGTCAAAAACTTTGGCGAAGACGTGAAGAAAAAAATGGAGGCAGGAGAAACCGTTTCGCTGGAACTGAAACAACGAACGGACGAAAGCCTTAACCAGATGAACGAGCTGAAAGAACGTCTCACTGAGCTGGAGCAAAAAGGTGCACGCCGCCCGAACGATGCACCTGCACAGCGAAAATCGCTCGGTGAGCTGGTGGTCGAAAGTGAAGAGTTCAAAGGTATGGACAGTTCGGCCCGTAAGAGCATCCGCGTCAAACTGGAACAGAAAGATATTATGAACGTGCCGGCCACTACGGGCACAGGCGTGAGCCCAACCAACAGCCTTGTGGTCTCTGATCGTGTTCAGGGCATTATCGCCCCGCCGGAACGCACTCTGACCATCCGTAATCTGCTTATCCCTGGTACTACCGCATCTAACGGTATTGAATTCGTTCAGGAAACGGGGTTTACCAATAATGCTGCAGCTGTGGCGGAAGGTGCCCTGAAACCAAAATCAGACATTCAGTTTGATCTGAAAAGTGCGCCGGTTCGTACTATTGCGCATTACTTTAAAGCGTCCCGTCAGATCCTGGACGATGCGCCCGGTCTGGCCAGCTATATCAATGGCCGCGCTCAGTATGGTCTTCGTTTCAAAGAAGAGCAGCAACTGCTGAGCGGCGATGGCACCGGTGCGAATATCCTCGGTATCCTGCCGCAGGCAACAGAATTTGCACCAGCCCTAACCCTGTCCAATGCCACGCCGATCGACCGTCTTCGCCTGGCTGTTCTGCAGGCCGTTCTTGCGGAATATCCGGCGTCTGGTTTTGTCCTGAACCCGATTGACTGGGCAGGCATCGAGCTGACCAAAGATAATGAAGGTCGCTATATCATCGCGCAGCCGGTCAATAGTGGTGTTCCTCGTATCTGGGGTCTCCCTGTTGTGGAAACACAGGCCATGGCGCAGAACAACTTCCTGACTGGTGCCTTCAACATGGCTGCGCAAATCTTCGACCGCATGGATATCGAAGTGCTGCTCTCCACTGAGAACGAAGATGACTTTATTAAAAACATGGTCACCATTCGTGCGGAAGAGCGTCTGGCGTTAGCGGTTTATCGTCCGGAAGCATTTGTCACCGGTACTGTAACCGCTTCTGGCGGCTGACAATTCAGGGCCGCTTAGCGGCCCTCTCTTTCTGAGGAGATAGTGATGGCCAGAAAAAATGTGGCTGAACCGTCTGTACCCGACGGCATAAATGCGGCGCCAGAACCCACAGAGTCCGGGACTATTCAGGTTCAGCCTGTCCGGCGTTTTATGGATGGCGACATTTTCAGGACGCCAGCTGATGATCCGTTTCACGTCTCTCGCTTACGTGCTGCCGAGCTCAAAGGTAACGGGCTGGTGACCATAGCTGGTGAAGTCCCTGATAACAAAATGAACCGCGCCCCCGAAACCAAAGGGTAATGGTTATGACGGTAATCAATACTGAAACAGCCATGGAACATCTCAGGCTGGATGATGAAATCGATAAAACGATGGTGGAGGGGTATCTTGCCGCTGCGGAGGATGCTGCAATGCAGTTTCTCAACCGACGCTTTTTCGCTGACCAGGCTGCTCTGGATAGTGCTGTTGAGAATAAAAGCGCTGGCGATCGTCCTCTTATCATCACGCCCTCCATTCAGAGCGCGGTTCTTCTTATCGTGGGCTGGTTGTATGAAAACCGCGGGGATGATCTGAGTCCTGATATTCCAGGACCCGCACGCTGGTTGCTGAATCCCTGGCGAATTCAAATGGGTGTTTAGCCGGAGGGGATGATGAAAATTGGACCAATGCGGCATCGGATCACCATCCGTAATTTTATTACTACACGAACACCGAGTGGTCAGCCAACAGAAGAGTGGTCTGACGGCGCCACTATCTGGGCAGAGGTTAAGGGAATCAGTGGGCGAGAGAGCCTGACAGCAGGAGCAGAAAGGGCGGATGCTACCATTCGTGTATGGGTTCGATATCGCAAAGATATTTCGGCATCATCGCGGCTTCTTGTCCTGAATGGCCCCTACAAAGGAGTGACATTGAATGTCACCGGGCCTCCGGTGCCAGATGGCAAAGGTACCCGGCTGGAAATTCTTTGCAAACAGGGGACCGAAAAATGATTGATGTGAATCTGGATTTTTCCGGGCTGCAGGATATCGCCCGCGATCTGCAAACGCTCAGCAAGGCCGAAAATAATAAAGTTCTCCGGGATTCGACCCGTGCTTGCGCCGAATTGCTCCGCCAGGAGGTTATTGATCGTGCTCCTGAGAAAACCGGAAAACTGAAGAAAAACGTTGTTGTCGTCACCCAGAAAAGCCGCCGTCGTGGTGAAATCTCATCGGGGGTGCATATTCGTGGCGTTAACCCGCGAACGGGGAACAGCGACAATACAATGAAGGCCAGCAACAAGCGGAATGCGTTTTACTGGCGCTTCGTGGAGTTGGGAACATCTACAGCGCCTGCACATCCGTTTGTTCGCCCAGCTTTTGATACCCGCATGGAAGAAGCTACGCAGGTGGCGATGCAGCGGATGAATCAGGCTATCGATGAGGTGTTATCAAAATGACAGAGGATGATCTCTATGACCTGCTGTCGACGCTGGCAGACGGGCGGGTTTATCCGTATGTGGTGCCGCTAGGCAGCGACGGACTTCCTGCAGTTTCCACTCCCTATGTCATTTTCTCGATACCGACTGATGTTGCCGGGGATGTTTTCTGCGGCCAGGCAGAGTCGACACTGCGCATTCAGGTTGATGTATGGGCTGAAACGAATGACGAAGCCAGAGCGTTACGCCTGGACGCCCTGGCTCGCCTGCAGGTTCTTTCACCTGTCGAGGTGACAAAAATTCCTGGCTACGACACGACAACCCATCTTCATCGGGCAACCCTCGAAATAACGGTCATTGCCTGACAAAAACCAATCCAATCCGACCGCCGCTGGCGGTTTTTTCATTTATGGAGGCTGCGATGTCAGCACTATTTGAACGTGCCCAAAAAACGGTAGTAATGATTACCTCTGTGCCGGTCACCGCGGCAGAGCTGGATACCGCAACCTGGTTAAACCTGAGTTGCACTATCAAACAGGCAAGCTTTACCGCTGGTCAGAAAAACGATATTGACGTGACAACGCTCTGTTCGGATGAAACGGAAAATATCAACGGCCTTCCTGCTCCGTCTGAAATGTCACTTTCCGGTAACTTCTACCGCAACCCGGCGCAGGATGCACTTCGTGCAGCATATGATAACGACGGGGTTTATGGGTTTAAGGTTATTTTCCCGTCTGGTAATGGATTCCTGATGCGCGCTGAGGTACGTCAGCACACCTGGGATTCTCAAACCAATGGCGTGGTTGCTGCAACGTTCTCGCTGCGTCTGAAAGGTAAACCCACCAATATTAACGCCCCAGGAGTCCTGTCTTTTGCTACTGACCTTCCGGCGTCCCAAACGGTCGCGGCAGGAAGCGCCCTGACCATGGGCGTGGTCGTCCAGGGCGGTACGGCACCTTATACCTACGCCTGGAAAAAGGGCACCTCGACGGTCAGCGGCCAGACCAGCGCAACGTTTACGAAAGCCAGCGCTGTATCCGGTGATGCCGGGGTTTATTCCTGCGTGGTTACTGATGCCGATGGCACTGTGATCACCTCTTCTGATTGCACCGTCACCGTCAATTAACGGAGCGCCGGGCGACCGGCGATAAACTTAATGTCAAAACCGAGTCTTAAAGCACTGGCACTTGCACCGATGGCGGGCTTTCGTAAAAAAGAAGTCTCCGTTCCGGAGTGGGATAACGCCAAAGTCATCATTCGTGAGCCATCAGCAGAAGCCTGGATTCGCTGGCAGGGCATTGCCAGCCCAGAACCACCCAAACCACCGGAAGGGCAGGATCCCCAGGAGGCACCAGAACTGACCCCTTCAGAACGAGCCTTCCGCACGATGCGGGCCGACGTCACGCTTTTCATCGATATTTTGCTTGATACCGACCTGCAGCCCGTCTTTACTGTCGATGACACCGAACAGGTTGAAGCGATCTATGGCCCTGTGCATTCCCGGCTTTTGAAGCAGGCACTTGATCTCATTCGTGACGCGGATGATGCTAAAGCAAAGTAAAAATGCCTGGCATGCAGTTCCTGATGGCGCTGGCGCTCCGGATGGGCCGCACGCTGGGCGAACTGCGACAAACCATGACAGTCGGCGAATTCCGGATGTGGGCTGAATACGATCGTATCAGCCCAATCGGCGATATTCGCGGCGATATTCTCAATGCTCAGCTGGTATCAGCGGTTTACGGGGCACAGGGCGTTAAAGTCACCATTGAAGATGCTCAGCTTCAGTGGGGCACAGAAGAGGATGAGGTAAGCGACAGCGGCGATCCCTTTGCAGGGCTGGAAGCAGCGCTGCTGGCTGCGTCAGCATAGCCAGTAATAATTCGTGTGGATGCCACTCATAACAGGTGTTATGTTGTTTTTTTGACAACGGAGTGCTTTAAATGACTACTACTGGCTGGATATTATTATTTGTTTTTGCTCGCCTTATTGATCTTGTTATCTGGTATTTCCTGAACAGAGGAAGCGTAAGAGCTAATGATCAGATCGCTATGCTTAAAGAAATCTCTGAAAAGCAAAGTGCTCAAATTGATCTTCTGATTGCACTTGCTCATAAAAAAGAGGAACCAGAAAAAGATTATCTGGAAGAAGCAAGGAAAAAAGCTGGTTTAATTTAATAATATTAAAATCATAAAAAGCCCCACAATGTGGGGTTTTTTGTTTCTGAGGAAATGAAATGGCAACCCTGCGTGAACTTATCATTAAAGTTTCTGCTAACTCTCAGTCATTCCAGACCGAGATAGCCCGCGCGTCACGTATGGGGGCTGATTATTATAAGACAATGCAGAATGGCGGCAGGCAGGCTGCGGCTTCAGTTCGGGAAACTCGCCGTTCTGTTGCTGAGCTAACTGACCAGATGGAGTCAGCAAAGGCTACCGCACTGGGATTAACCGGGGCATTTGCTGGTGCTTTTGCTACGGGGCATTTAATATCCCTGGCTGATGAATGGAATTCAGTAAACGCCCGCCTAAAACAGGCATCTCAATCAACTGATGATTTTACCAGCTCTCAAAAACAGCTGATGGATATCAGTCAGAAAACGGGCACATCTTTTTCTGACAACGCTAATTTATTTTCCCGTTCAGCAGCCTCAATGCGGGAATATGGTTACAGCTCCAGCCAGGTGCTGGATATTACTGAGGCTATTTCTACTGGTTTAAAACTTTCTGGCGCGAATGCTCAGGAGTCCAGTTCGGTCATCACTCAGTTTAGCCAGGCTCTGGCGCAGGGCGTGCTGAGAGGTGAAGAATTCAATGCCGTCAACGAGAGCGGCGACAGGGTTATACGGGCGCTTGCGGCAGGGATGGGGGTTGCGCGTAAAGACCTTAAATCTATGGCGGATCAGGGGCAGTTAACCATTGATAAAGTAGTGCCAGCCCTCATCAGCCAGCTTGGTAAGCTACGGAATGAATATGGTGAATTGCCTCAGACTGTTTCATCGTCGGCAACAAAAGTTGAAAACGCTTTTATGCAATGGGTCGGTGGAGCTAATGAAGCTAGTGGCGCGACAAATACCCTAACCGGATTACTTGATGGCGTAGCCAACAATATTGATCAGGTCGCCACTGCTGCCGGAGCGCTTGTTGCCGTTGGTGCAGCCCGATATTTGGGAAATATGGCTCTTGGTGCCAGCTCTGCAACGGCTGGGATTATTAACGCTGCAAAAAGTGAAGTAGCTTTAGCTGAAGCCCAGGTCAGAGGGACGCAGGTTTCGACAGCTCGCGCGCGTGCTGCAGTATATCGTGCCCAGCAGGCACTGGCAGCGGCGCGGGGTACAGACGCGCAGGTCGCCGCAGAAAAACGGCTCTCACTGGCGCAGGAGTCACTTAACCGTAATATTCAGGCCAGAGTATCCGCTCAGACTGCACTGAACTCGGTTACTGCTGTGGGTTCCCGGCTCATGGGGGGAGCATTAGGCCTCGTTGGCGGTATTCCAGGGCTGGTTTTGCTTGGTGCTGGTGCCTGGTACACGTTGTACCAGAATCAGGAGCAGGCCAGATTATCCGCACAGGAATATGCAAACACCATTGATGCAGTCCGTGAAAAGACAAAATCAATGTCCCTGCCCGAAGTTTCTGATAATGAGAACAAAACCCGTCAGGCGCTGGAGGAGCAAAACCGTCTTGTTGATGCCCAAACATCAAAAGTAAAAAGCCTGAAGGAAGAGATCGCGGGCTATCAGTATGTCCTTTCCAACCCCGGACCGACCACCAGTGGCGGTTTCATGATAAACCACCTGACTTCGGTCGAAACGGTCACCCGTGGTCTGGAAGAAGCGACTTCCGCTCTGGCCGTCGAACAGGAGAGGTTAGCTCAGATGCAGGCTAAGTCTGAGTCGATCCAGTCGGTACTGGAAGGGATAGAGAACAGGCGAATAGCATTAATCCGGCAGCAGGCTGCAGAACAGAATTCAGCATATCAATCGTTATTAATGATGAACGGTGAGCATACTGAATTTAACCGTTTGCTGGGTCTCGGAAATAATCTTCTCATGGCCCGGCAGGGGCTGGTAAACGCACCAGTACGCTTACCACAGGTAGACCTGACAACCCAGCAAACGGCTGCACTTGAAAAAAGCCGTCGTGATCTGGCGCTTTCAAAACTCAAAGGTGAGGACAAAGAGCGCGCACGACTGGGTTATGCTGCGGATGACCTGGGGTTAACTAACGACCCACAGTTTCAGACCGGACGGCAGGAGTTGATTAATAACGGCCTGAATGAATGGAGAAATAACCAGGAAAATAAACCCAAGCCAAAAGGAAGGCATGGGAAAACCGAGGCGGAGAAAACCGAAGATACCTATACCCGGCTGATTAAACAGCAACGGGAGCAAATTGCTCTTTCCAGCCAAAACACTGAACTGGCAAAGATGAAATATCAGGTTACTCAGGGGGAATTATCTTCGCTTGAAAAATCCAAAAAGGAAACTTTGCTGCACAATGCGGCGCTTATTGATCAGAAAAATATCGCTGAACAGTTAAAAACATTCCGCGAAGGTCTGGCCGACAGTAATGCTGCCGCCCGGGAAAGGGGGAATATCGATTTCCTCGGTGCGGGACAGGGTGATAAAGCCCGTGACCGAATGAAGGAAATGGCGGATATTCGCGCTGATTTTCTCAGGCAGCAGCGTGATTTACAGCGTGATTTCAGTCGTGGGCAGATTTCCGAAGACCTGTATAAAAAGCAAACGGAAGCGCTTAAAACAGCGCTTGCCGAACGCCTGGATATTCAGGAGGAGTATTACAAAAAAACCGATGAACAGCAGTCAGACTGGCGGGCAGGGATCAGCGATTCCCTGATGAACTATGCCGATCAGGCTTCTGTTCTGAGTTCAATGGCTGCCACTGCAACCAGCGAGCTTCTGGATGCCACCACTAACTCTATCTCCAACAACCTGACAAACGTCCTGACGGGCGCCGCTTCGTTTAAAGATGGTATGTCGAATATCTTCAGCTCTCTGGGTGAAACGGTGATTAAAACGCTGATCCAGATGGCAACACAGGCGTTGATCACCAAAGCGATTATGGCGTCATTCGGCGGCGGAGCGGGAGGGTTGTTCGGTAGTCTTTTTGGCGGTGCCAGCGGTGCGGCAAGTAGTGGTACCGCTATTCAAAGCGCGGGAGCTAATTTTTCATTCAACGCTCTCGGAGGCGTTTACGATTCTCCGTCACTTTCTGCCTACAGCAACGGCGTGTACAGCACTCCCCAATATTTTGCGTTTGCGAAAGGGGCGGGTGTATTCGGCGAGGCCGGGCCGGAAGCCATCATGCCGCTTACCCGTGGCGCTGATGGCTCGCTGGGGGTTCGTGCGGTTGGTCGAGAGTCTCCGGCGGTACAGAACGCAGCAAATCAGATTCAGGCGCAGCCACGGATAGCTGTTAGCGTGGACGCACGAAGCACGTTCACCGGTAAACCGGATGACATAACGATGCAGGCAATTGAGCGAAGGAATGACGCTCTGGAACAGCGGATAGTTAACACCTTAACCGCCGAAGTAAATAACCCCCAGAAGAAATTCGGTCGGGCTATTTATTCAAATCTCCAATCTAAAAAACCAAGATAGACCTGCCCGGAGGGAATATTCATGGCAGATATTTTCTACCCGGATGAATACCTGCCCATGCCGCTTATGGACGGGTACGGGTTTAAGCCCATATCACCTTTACTGCGAACGGAGATGACGTCTGGTCGCGCTCAACAACGAAGGCGATATACCTCAACACCCACCCAGGCATCAGTTAAATGGATTTTTAAAACTGATGCTCTGGCGCAGGTGTTTGAGGCGTTTTTCAGGGATGCGCTTAAAGATGGCCAGTCCTGGTTCTATCTGAAACTCCAGACTCCAGTCGGGGTAAAGCCCTATAAAGCCAGGTTCGTGGATATTTACGAGGGACCGACGCTGGTCGCGCCAAAATACTGGCAGTACAGCGCAACGCTGGAATTATGGGAGCGCCCGTTACCGCCTTCGGGCTGGGGAAATTACCCGGAATGGCTGGCGGGCCAGTCGTTACTGGATATTGCGCTAAATAGAGAGTGGCCGAAGCATGACAATTCTTGAGCGACTATATGCCAGCAGCGGATCGGAGGTTATTCACGACACGCTGCAGATATCGGCAGGCGATGATAACTACTGGCTAACCAGTGGCTGGGATGACGTTTCCGTGATGCTGGAAAATGGTCAGCCGGCGACGTTTGAAGCCAGCGCGATAGATATCGCCTTACCAGCCAGGAACGCCGACGGGACACAGGATTTAAAGTTTGCTATCAGCAATATTGACGGACGGGTTTCAGAGGCGATCGATAAAATTCTGGATGAAATGAAATCAGCCACGCTGACATTCAGGCGGTACATTTCATCCGATCTGTCTGCTCCGGCATCATCACCGTATACGCTCGATATCAAATCCGGCTCTTGGACCCCGACAGCAGTTCAGGTCACGGCAGGCTATATGAATGTCCTCAAAACAGCCTGGCCCCGTAAACGTTACAACCTCGCCGAGCATCCGGGCTTACGTTACTAATCTGAGGCAAATATGTTTAACCCTGATAAATACCGTTCAGTCACCTGGCTGAAGGGCGGGCGCGTATTTCCGCAGCTCGACTGCTTCGGCATTGTAAATGAGATACGTCGGGACCTGGGGCTACCTGAATGGCCGGATTTTGCGGGTGTGACCAAAGACGGCGGGGGCCTCGACCGGGAAGCGAGAAAGCTGATGCTTTCGCTGAAATGTTGTGAACCCTGTGAAGGTGCCGGAGTGGCTTGCTATTCGGGCTCAACAGTTTCCCATGTCGGGATCGTTGTGATGCTTGATAACCAGCTGCAGGTCGCGGAATGTAATCCAGGCTCGGGGGTTACGTTTCTGCCACTGGCGCGATTTATCCGCCGCTTTAACCGCGTGGAGTTCTGGCAATGACGATAAAGTTTTACCCGTCCCGGCTACCGGGTGAACCCCTTGAAACGCACGATCATGGTGTGCTTACGCTGCATGAGTGGATGTGCAGAAATGTCCCGAGCTATTCACAGGATAAAACTCATCCTGTCGTGATCGAGCTGAACGGCCAGGCAGTCCCCCCGGCGGAATGGCCGTTATGTTTGTTGCGGCCAGACAGTGACGTGCGGATATATCCCATTCCGTATGGCACGGGTCTTGAAATTGCCGCGTGGGTTTCGGTGGCCGTATCCATTGCGTCTACGGCCTATGCATTATTCTTTGCCCCAAAACCGGAGCTGGGCGGTTTTTCATCCAGTAACGCTTCATCGCTGGATCTGAATCCGGCTAAAGCCAATACAGCGAAGCTTGGCGATCCCGTTAGGGAGGCTTTTGGGCGAAACCGGATTTACCCGGATTACCTGGTGCAGCCGGTAACGCGATTCGACCCCGCTGATCCCACCAGAATGACGGTCGAACTGTTTGTCTGCCTTGGATATGGGCGTTTCTCCTATACCGGTGGGGATTTTCGGGTAGGAGAAACTCCGGCGCTGACATTAGGCGAGGGATTTTCATATACCAGCTATGGGCCCGGCGATAATGTGGCTGGGGATCGTCGCAGTGAGATATGGTTCAACTCAACGGAAGTTGGGGGAACGTCGAGCGGCAGCGGCCTCGATATGGCTCAGACTGCCCCTGAAGCCAGTGATATCGTTGCTGATGCCATGACCGTAACCGGTGCCTTTGTCTCGTTTTCTGGCCTCGATGTCGATGATGATAATGATGAAGACGAGGATGAGAACAAACTTCCTCCTGGCTGGATCGCCGGTGCAATTGTCACCCTGAAAGCGCCAGTGAATTATCAGGTATCCATCGAGGGCGGTTTTAACGTGCTGACAGGAGACGTCGTGTCAGAGATTGCGCCATTCAGCGGAATGCCTGTCACCCTAACGTTTAACGGTACTGACTATGATCTGCAGATCTCCATGTATACCCCTCACCAGGACGCCGTTCCGGGAACAGGGGGAGCGACTGCGGTATTACGCGCCAGTGCGTCGCCGTCAACGTATGACTTTACGACAACCAGCCAGACCTTTGCTCTGACCTGGCAGGGTATCACCTATACCATATCTCTGGTCGCCAATTACGGCACAATGTCTGGCGTGCTCACAGCGATTAATGGCGGGTTGAATGGTTCGGGGCTCATTGCTCAGGATGATGGCGGCGTGATACGTATCGTGGAGATCTCCAGCCCCTGGCGTGGCGGTTCCATTACGTCATCATTCCTGCCTGCGTCAGTATTTGGCGACAGCCCGGTATTTACAGCTGGTACAGCATCCAGCGGCGGAAGCCCTGCGGTAACAGCCAGCGTGACGCTGGCATACGATTCTGGCACTGCCTTTTCCGGATTGCCGGAAGGCACTCAGCGGATTTCCCTGGCGCACAGTGGCAACGAATACCAGATAGCGTCTACTGATGGTCCCTCTGCGACCGTACAGCGTGTGGTTAACGGTGTCGTTGACAGCACCTGGTCAGGCTTTATGACCCGTACCGTCGTGGATTTTGCCGCGTCTGGTATTAACGATAATGAAACCTGGCTAGGCCCCTTTCTGGCCTGCCCGCAAAATGAAGTTGTGGACGCCTTCGAGGTCAACTTTGCTTTCCCAAACGGAATTTGCGGGTTCCAGAACAACGGGAATAAGCGGGTCCGCCATGTCGAGTATGAAATCCAGTATCGCGTTTATGGTTCCGGATCAGGGTGGACGAGTAAGCCAGGGGTTTACGCGCTTAAAAACATTAATGGCCTCGGTTTTACAGAGCGTTTTGATCTGTCCTCTCCTGGGCTGGTGGAGGTTCGATGCCGCCGCCGTAACGAGCAGGGGAGCAACAACGCGAGAGACAGTATGTTCTGGCAGGCGCTCAGAGGTCGTTTGCTTTCCCGTCCGACCTCCTACGCAGGGATATCAACAATAGGGATCACGGTTGAAACCGGCGGCCAGCTGGCGGCGCAGTCAGACAAGCGTGTGAGTGTTGTCGCCACGCGAAATTATGATGGCGGTGGTGACAGGACAATCAGCGGTGCGTTCCTGCATCTTGCCCGCAGTCTGGGATATCGCGACGACCAGATCGACATTGCGGCACTCAGTACGCTGGAGGAGACCTACTGGACGCCAAGGGGAGAATATTTTGATCACCAGGCAAGCAGTGACGGCACGTCAGCAAAGGATATTTTCGACAAAATTGCAGAGGCTGGCATGGGGTATTTTCTGCTGTCCGACGGGTTGCTTTCTGTCGGAAGAGAGGGCGTCAAAAGCTGGACAGGGATCATTACTCCTCAGGATACCGTCGAGGAAATGCAGACGTCATTCAGGGTCCCGTCGGAGGATGATTTTGATGGCGTGGATGTGAAATATATCAACCCTGTGACCTGGGCGGAGGAAACCGTACAGTGCCGGACGCCGGAAAATCCTTTTCCGCGCAAAACGGAGGCATACACCATTGATGTTGCCATGACTGCAGATCGCGCCTGGCGTATCGGGATGCGTCGGTTAATGAAATATCTCCACCAACGCCGGACATATACGGCTACGACTTCAATGCTGGGATGGTGTCATGACTTCGGTGATCACATCATTTTGTCCGACGACATTCCAACCGGGAAAACCCAAAGTTGCCTGATTGACGCGATGATTTACGACTTCCAGGAAATTACGCTGCACGTCACGGAGCCACTGGACTGGAGCTACGCGAATCCTCGCTGCTGGATACAGTTTCAGGACGGTCGACCATCATCGCGAATGCTCACGCCGCAACGGGTAGATGATTTCACGCTGACGGTGCCGTACAACGACGACCTGCATCCCGACGACTGGATTATGGACGACCCAGATATTGACCTGCCGAAGTTATTGTTCTGCGACAGTGAAAAGGGTGCGCGGCATGGGATAGTCCAGGAGGTTGCCCCATCGGGTGACAGCAACTGTCAGATTACTGCACCTGAATATAAAGAAATTTTCTACCAGTACGACGACGCCACATACCCCGGCGACGTCGCTTAATACCAAAAAATCCCTTTCAACTTTTCTTTCGCTCAAACCCTCGTTTGGGCGAAGCCTCTTTTTGGAGCAAAAAACATGGCCGAACTTAACCCGCCTTTGGGAACAACGACGCCTGAAATCTTCCTGGATAACGTCAAGCGCGCTGACGAGCTGGTTAACGGTCCGGCAGGAACGGTTAACGACCGCGGCGGTGAACCGCTCGATACCTGGCGCCAGATGATGGCGAAAAACGATGAGATCAGGCAGAACCTGATCCCGCTTAGTAAACAGTATGCGACGCTGGCTGCGGCACAGGCGGACATTGCTAATATTCCGGTAGGCTCTACCACGTATTACCGTAGCCCTGATGACAGCGCTCTTGCGGTTGAGGTTATTAACAACGCCGGGACGCTGCAACCTACCGGGCGGAAAATGCCCTCTCAGGAGGCGGTTGATGCGCTGGCCCGGCATTTTGATGGCAGCAATCCTGACTTGCTGATCGGATTTAAAGATGCCCTGAATAAAGTTTTTGCTTCATGGAATCTTGCAGGCCAATACGTAGGCGATCTGGAATATGCGCAGTGGGACGAAAACGGCCGAATGTATGCTGACCTGGCCCTGCTGGGTGATATCAAAATCGTTAAAACGTATCAGAACCAGGATGTTGCATTTTATATTCTCGATGCTAACGGGCGTGTCATGCTTGAGGTTCCGTTAGTCGAGTCAGAGAGCGACAGTGATGAAAAAATTCAGCAAATAGAAACCCGGCTTGATGTTGCGACACGCACCGACGGCCTGCTGAAATCTGAGTTTTTCGGGCTCAATTTTTTGTCGGAAACGCGCCGGGCATTAATGATGGCAGAGGCAAAGGAAGGGCAGCTCATTATCAACATTATCGGTAACAGCTGGGTTCATAATGAATGGAACCTGCCTCGCAGGCTGACTCAGGTGCTGCAGGACCGGTTCGGTGATGCAGGCGCGGGATTTGCCGGATATAACCGCAATTTCGCTCATCCGGGACGGGCTTTTCTGATTGTGCAATCGGGAAGCTGGACAGAGGAAACTGTCACGACACCAACGGGAACTAACTTCGGACCGGCTGGCTCGCAGGGGGTGACGTCGACTGCAGGCGCTGCGCTGGCATTTCAGTCCTTAACCGGTGATACCTCAGCGGCCATTTATCACAACGCGGATTCCAGCGTGTCTCCGGTGATAAAAATAAAATACAAGGATAACGTTTCTGGTGCCTCAACCGAGGAAACGCAGCTCACCCTGTCGGGAACCGGCGTCACGCGAACTGAGTTGCCTTCCCCACCTGTAACGGGAAACTGGACGGCCACGCTGACGCTCGTTTCAGGAACACTGGCTTTCTGCGGTGTTGAGCTAAAAAAAAGGGCACTGTTGCAAATAGTCGGTGGTGATAAACTTATCATCCCCTTTTGCTGATGGAGCTGCACATGAACCCATTCAAAGGCCGGCATTTTCAGCGTGACATCATTCTGTGGGCCGTACGCTGGTACTGCAAATACGGCATCAGTTACCGTGAGCTGCAGGAGATGCTGGCTGAACGCGGAGTGAATGTCGATCACTCCACGATTTACCGCTGGGTTCAGCGTTATGCG